TATAAATAAGATAAAGGGTTTTAATCCTGATAAATCAAATCAACCCACAACATTAGAATTAATCAGGATAAGTGATAAGACACCAATAACTCCACCTGATTTAGATTTTTGGGCTGATGGTGTTGTTGATGCGTTTGTTGATGGTGAGAATGATTATTGGTATTAAGATATAAAGACATGGCAACTGAAAAAGTAAACATAATAGAAATTGATATAGATGTTGCGGGTGCAACTAAAGACACCCGTGATTTAAAGATCCAATTACAACAACTTAAAGACCAAGCAAAAAAAACAAAAGAATCACAAGGTGAGTTAAGTGACGAATATATAGAATACCAAGCGGCTTTAAAAGTTACTCAAAAAGAGATAAGACAAAACGAAAAATTAACACAAAATTTAATAACAGCCCAAACAGCGGAAAAGGGTAGCCTTGACAGTATAAAAGCGCAATTATCGGTAACATCCGCTCAATGGTCAAAGCTAAGTGAAAAGGAAAGACTCAATTCAGAAACTGGGAAAAAATTAACAGCCCAAAAAACAAAGCTAACAGCGCAATTAAAGAAAGAAGAAAGAGCAACAGGTGATGCTCGAAGAATGACAGGTTTTGGGAGGGCTATGTCTCTAGCATTAGGCCCTATTGGATTAGTTATTGGTGCAATTGCATTAGTCGTTGGTGCTTTAAAGTCATTCTTTACAAGTTCCGAAGAAGGTCAAGATAAGTTAAGAGAATTTGGGGCGGTGTTTGATGTGATAGTTGGTAATATAACTGATTTGATGTCTGGGTTTGGTAAGAAAATAGTTAAGATATTTGAAAATCCTAAAAAAGCAATATCAGATTTAGCAAAAGCATTAAAAGAAAATATAACAAATAGAATCAAAGGGTTACTTGAATTATTACCAGCATTAGGGAAAGCGATTAGTCAAGTATTTGCCCGTGATTTTAAAAAAGCAGGAAAAACCGCAACCGATGCCGTTGCAAAAGTAGCATTAGGTGTTGAAGATTTTACAGATAAAACAGTTGAAGGATTTGAAAAAGGAAAAAAAGCCATTAAAGATTTTGTAAAAGAAACAGGGAAAGAAATTGCTATTACAAGAAAGAATGCAAATTTACAAGCTTCATTAAATAGGCAGTTAAGAAATACTCAAATAGCCAATGCAAAAGATTTACAAACGATTGCAGAAATAAGAAACAAGGCGGCACAAAAAGAAAACTTTACAGCTCAGGAACGGTTAAAATTATTAGATGAAGCGATTAAAAAAGAAAATGAAGTATTAAAACGAAATGAGAGTATTGCAGAACAAAAGCTAAGAATTAAAACAATATCAAATTCACTTTCAAACTCGACAAAAGAAGATCTTGACGAGCAAGCAAGATTAGAAGTCGCTTTAATAAATGTCAGGACTCAGAATTTTGAAAAAACAAGAAAATTACAAAGTGAAAGACTTTCGGCATCTAGGGAAATAGCCAAAGAACAAGCTAAGATTGAGAAAGAGAGTGCTGCTGAATTAGAAGAAGCTGAAAGAAAAAAAATAAATAAGCAGTTAGAAGTCGATAAAGGACGAATTGAAAAGCAAAAAAAATATTTAGATAATGAAAAACAAAGAAAAATAACAAACGAGCAAAACGAATTAGCATTACAGGAAGAAACAATTTTCTCTAAATTGGAATTAGAGAGGGAAGGGCTAGAGGCTAAAAGATTGAAGGAATTAGCGTTTGCGGAAGAAATAGGAGCTGATAAAACATTAATTGAACGTAAATATGCAGATGCTAGAGAAGAAATAAACAAAGCAGAAAACAATGCTAAAATTTCATTGGCAGCGGACTTTTTAGGTAACATAGCAGCCATAGCAGGGGAGGGAACAGGTATAGGCAAGGCGGCGGCGGTTGCTCAGGCTACAGTAAGTACATACCAAGCTGCAACAGGGGCTTATGCTTCACTTGCTAGTATTCCAGTTGTCGGCCCTGGATTAGGTATTGCGGCGGCGGCGGCGGCGGTTGTTGCTGGTTTAGCAAATGTAAAGAAAATATTATCAGTTAAATCAGGCTTACCAGGTGATAGCGGCGGCGGTGGTTCATCTGTTGGGGGTGGTGGTGCTTCAATACCTACAGGGGTTGCGCCAAGTGTTAACCAAGGGATAGTTTCAAGGGATAACGGTATTGCTGCAGATGCAGAAGATATAGAAGTAAAGCCAACACTTGTAATAGATCAAGTAACAAGTTCACAAAATCAAGAAATGGCAAATACAAATACATCTGTTATTTAGAATTATTCTAAATAATTTGTTATTTAGAATGATTCTAAGTAACTTTACAAAAATAATACATTATGGATCAGGATAAATTTATAGCAAGATACGAAAAAGACGGGATAAAAAAATCTGTAATATTTGGACGTGCGGAATTTACAAAAAAAAGTGCATCTAAATGGCTAAAGAATAATGATATTAAAAACTTTTTATTTTCCTTTGAGCCTTACGAGCCCACACCCTTTGGCGAAAATGGCATAATGTTTAAGGGAGATGTTGGATTTGACATTACCACAAATACACTATTACCACAAATAGGAAAAGGAAAAGATATTTATCTTGATACTTTCGGCGGTGATTTATATGAAGGGTTAAAAATACACGATGCAATAAAAGCATTAAACACAAACCCACATATTGAAGCGATGGGAACGGTTGCAAGCTCAGGCGTTCAAATCCTTATAGCTACAGAAAATAGATATATGAGTGCTAACAGTAGATTATTAATTCATAATCCATGGACTGTGGCAATAGGTGACGACTCTGAACTAAGGAAAGAAGCAAGCGAATTAGAAAAAGAAAAAAATAATCTAGCCAAATTATATTCCAATATAACCGGGAAATCAATCGATGAAATATTGGTAATAATGAAGGAAGAACGGTTTATGTTTTTGGAAGAAGCCAAAGAATTAAATTTCGTAAAGGCAAAAACAGAAAATAAAGATTTAGAAATTAATAAAAAAGAAGATGAAATGGAAAATAAAGAAGTAATTGAAAAAATCAGTCTTATTGAAAATATGTTTAATAAGGTAATGAAAGTATTGAGTCCTCCAAAAAACATAATTGTACAAGATGTTAATGGGGTTGAAATCGACTTTCAAGAAATAGAAACAGCCGAACAAATAAGTGTCGGTGATATTGCGGTGATTGACGGTTCGCCAGCAACCGGGGATTATGTTTTACCAAGTGGCGAAACATATGTATTTGAGGCTGGTGCTTTAACTGAGATCAAAGAAGTTGAGACCGAAGAAGAAGACACAAACGAAGAACTTACACAGGAAGTTGAGGATTTAAAAGTTGAAAACAATATTTTAAAAGAAGATATTGAAAGCAAGAAATCTGAATTAAAAAATGTAACGTCTCAAGTTGTGGCAATTCAAAAAGAATTTAATGACTTTCAAAATAAGTTTTCAAGTGAGAAAGCTGACATTGATAAGCCCGCAGAAAAAGAGAAAAAAGCGGATGGGAAATTTTCCTACAAAAAGAATTAATATTAATATTTAAAACATAAAATAATGGCAACAGGAATAGATTTATCGGGGTTAACATTGAACCCTATTGAAGTTCAGGATATTAAGGACTTCATCATTGAAAGAGTTTTTGAGCGACCAGAATTCCAAGCGATTCATGGACGTTTTGAAACTGGAGTACAAATGCAAGAGCAAATTGTTTTTGCTTCGCAATTTGGTAAAACAGGATTAAAAAAAGCAGCTGCATGTACTAGACAGACATCAAGCCCAGAAAGTACATTAACAGAAAAATACTGGAATCCGGTAGGAATTGAGGATACTTTAATTGTTTGCGCTGCAGAATTAAACGGATTATTTAAAGCATATTATTCAAAAGTACAAAAGTACAGAGAATTATACGATATTACAGGTTCTGATCTTGAGATATTTTATGCTATCCTTTTAGAAGAGTCAATGGTTCAAACAATTTGGAGAGCAGCTTGGTTTGGAGATACAGGTGTTGCAGTTTCAAGTGATGTAACAGCAACAATAGTAGGAACAACGAACACAAATCTAACAGTTAATGCAGTAGCAGCAGGGGCAGCAGGAAACGGAATGTCATTAGAGATAAGTTCAGTAACGGCAACGCCGGAATCTATTAGTGTAGTTGGTAATGTTATTGAGATTGAACTCGCAACAGGTGCAAAGGATGTATCCGACATAGCGGCACTTATAGCAGGAAGCGCAGCGGCGGCGGCATTAATCACAGTTGCAGGAACAGGCGACGTAGCCGTTGAAGGTGCTATTCTTACAACAGGCGGAACAGACACCCCTGGTTTAGTTAGTGCGGCAAATGTAAAGTTTTATGATTATTTTGAAGGACTTTGGGAGCAGATTTTCACAGCAGTTACAGCAACAACAATAGAACGTGTAACAATTACTGAAAATGCAACACTTACAACAAAAGCAGCTCAATTGGCATTAGCAGCCGGAGCGGCAAAGGCTTATTTTAGAGCAATAAGAAATGCATCTGATAGTAGATTAAGATCAGATCCAACAGCACAAATGTTAGTTACTAGAGAGTTGTTTGATAATTATAAAGATGGATTAGAAGATGCCGGAGCGGCCTTTAAAGTTGAGTTGACTTTAGATGGATTACCTAGTATCTCTTATGATGGCTATAAGATTATCAACATGGAAACTGTTTGGTGTTTAGATGGTAGAGAAGACTTTGAAAACAATACAGACGGACTAGCTTATGAGTTGCCTCACAGGATCGTTTTTACAGTACCTAATAATATTCCATTAGGAACGCTGAATGAGAATGACTTTGATGAAATAGAGCAATGGTACAATCAAGACGAGAGACAAAATAAGTCGGCTTATGGGTTTACAGAAGATTCAAAAGTTCTTGAGGAATATATGATAACAGTTGGTTATTAATTTTAAAATTTAAGAAAATGGCAACATGTTTAGAAGGAATAGCTAAGGATATTGCGTCAACTTGTTTGACGCAACCAATTGGCGGAACAGAAGCTAAGGCGTGGATTGGTAATCGTTTGGAAATGGTATTTACTTATGATGTAACCAACACATCCTTAATCACTGATATTACTATGGTGGCAACAAAGCAGTTATACACTTTAACTGGAATTAAAAATTTATTAAATCCGGGATCAAGTTTAGTAACTGCTGAAGATAGAGCGAATAGATGGGCTCATAAATTTAATTTTCAAGGATTTGAATTTGACGCGGCTAGCCAAGAAAATCTTGATTCATTAGCTGATGTAGTTGTGATCGTTGAAATGAAAAATAAATTAGGCGATGATAGTACATTTAGAGTGTTCGGAGCGAAAAACGGTATGTATCCGACTACAGACGAATGGACAGCAAATGACATCGATGGAGCTAGGGCAATAGAAGTTGCATCTTTAGAGACAGCAACAGAACCTTATTCTAAAAACAATTATGAGGATACTGATTACGCTACAACATTAGCTGCATTAGTAGCTTTAGAAACTCCTTAATGAAGAGGGATTTAGAAATTTTATTAAATATGGATATTCAGGACATTATTAAAAGCCCTGAATATTCCATGTCTTTATTAAAAATATATTCTGTATTATATTTAGGTGGTGGGCAGCCAAAACGTTGTTCTAATTCTCAAATAAAATATTATACAGAATTAAAAAAAAATGGTATGGAAAAAATAATTAAAAAACATATATTATCTTTTGAAGGACGCAGGTATATCCCTGGGATTTTTAAAGATGGTCAATTTGTAGGTGGGCATCTTCATATTGATTCAAAATATTTGACAGATGTTAAAGCACTTGAATTATTAAAAAAGGGCTGGTTAACTGACAAAGACTTCAAAGTCTTTCCTGATGGATACGTGCCTATGTTAGAGGTGAAGGAAGAACCTAATGTTGATAATAAGGCAGACAAAAAAGAATATTCATTTGACGAAATTAAAGCGGCTTTAAAAAAAGGTGAGTATCATGAATTAAATAGTGTGGCTAATTATTTAGACCTTGCAAAAGGAAAAATAAAAGCTAAAAAAGCAAAAGAGTTAATTAAGAATTATATTTTAACAAAAGAAGATATTAAATAATGGCTGGACAAAGGTTGTTGAATATAGAAGTTGACGAAAGAGTTATTATAACTGTAAATAAAACCATTAAACAGGTTGACGATGGGGTGCATGGAGTCATGTATTTCGGTGAGAATAACGACTATCCACAGTTAATGGAAAAGTTAATTAATGGTTCGGTAACTGCTAAAACTACATCAAATATTTATGCCAAATTTTTAAAAGGGCAAGGGTTTGAGAATGAAGAAATAAATAATATTGTTATAGGAAAAGACTCAAGAAGCAAAAAAATAACATTACAAACTTTATTGAGTCAGGTAGCAACTTCGGCATCAAAAAACCAAGGATATTATATTCATTTAAATCCTAAGTTAAACGGAAAAATAGAAAATGTCCATTTAAAAGCTTTTAAAAACATCAGATTTGCTAAACCAGATGATACCGGCTATAGTGCAAAACTTCTTTATTATGATAATTGGGAAAAAAGGAAAAAGGAAAAATACAATAAGAACAACATAAAAGATTTTAATACTTTCAATTTAGAAAGAAAAGTATTTCTTGACCAAGTCCAAAAAGCAGGGGGTATTGAAAAATACAAAGGACAAATTTATTTTGAGTTCTTAGACAATGAATATTTTTATCCCTTGTCTAATTATGATGAAGTATATCTTGATTGTGATACTGAAAATCAAATTCAGCTATTTAAAAATAGGCAGATAAGAAATGGATTTCTTGATAAGATTGTGTTTAGAATTGCGCCCGGTGGTACTGATAAGGAAAAACAAGAGTTAGTAAATTCAATTAAAACATTTATAGGCCCTGATGGTGAAACTGTTTTAGTTTTAGAAGATGATCTTAATGAGGAGGGTGATGTAAAAGAATCTGGAGCATTTAGAATTGATAAAATAGAATCAAATGTAAATGATAAACTATTTGAAAATTGGGAAAAAAGACTTTCAAATAATATCAGAAAGTCAGCTAAAAATGTTCCAAATTTATTAATTGAGATTGAAGATGGTATATTTAGCGGGCAGTCAGGTGAAGCTATAAAGCAAGCAACTAATTTTTATAATGCAATAACCTCAGATGACAGAACTATAATTGAGAAATCATTTGAAGAAATATTTTCAAACTTTGATAATGATATTTTAGCAAAAAACACTAATTGGAAGATTAAACCCCTTAACTTAATAGAACAAGAAAAAGATGGCATTACTGACAATAGTACAGCAACAAGCGATTAAACCAATTTCGGGTAATTGGGCGGCATCTATTAAAATAACAGGTGGTGTTAATAATTTTACGCAACTTCAAATAGAAGTCGAAGAAAAAGAATTAAAAAAATTATTAGGGCTTGCATTTCTACAAGCAATACAAGCAAATCCCACAGATGCCAATTATGTAAAACTATTAGATGGTACTACATTTGAAGATTGCGAAGGAAATAATGTTTCTTTTAAGGGTTTAAGATATGTTTTGTCATATATGAACTACTCAAAATATGTAAGTGAAAGTCATTTTGGGGATACTTATTCAGGGATGGTTCAAAAAACGAGAAATGAAACCACCCCTTTAAATTCAGGGGATATTAAAAGAACGCAATTAGATTCACAGGAAATAGCATTAAGTGATTTTGAAATTATCAAAGATTATTTGAATGAAAATACAAGTACATTTCCTTTATGGAATAGTATAAAATCTAAAAAACCTTATACCCCTAGATTCATAGGTGTTAAAAGGACAAAACTATAAATTATGCCTAAAGAATTATTTAATCAATCTCCACCTATTGTTGTTGAGCCTAGTAATGATGACAGGATAGCATTTGGGCAACCTAGTGTGTCAGGTGGGAAAAATATGGTTTGGTCTGTATTTAAAACTATTGTAAAAGCTTTTACAAGTGTTTTTGATTGGATGGATTTAACACCACAAGCTACAGAGCCGGCATATGAAGAGGGTCGTGTATTTTATGATGACATAAGAAAAACATTATCATATTACAATGAAGAAAGTGATATGACAATTAATTTAGGACAAGAAATAATTATTCCGGTGTATAATGATACAGGGGACGTTATCACTAATGGTTCATTAGTGTATCCAACAGGTGTTTATGATAATAGACATACTATTGCATTAGCAAACGCAAAAAGCAAAAACAAGTCTAGGTTGATTGCTATGGCTACTCATGAAATAGCAGACGGTGCGAGTGGTTATGTTACTAGGTTGGGATCTGTTGGTGATGTGAATACGGTTGGCTTAACAGGCGTGCTGTACTTATCAACAACAGATGGTGAGTACACAATGACTCCCCCCGATAATGGAGCTTATGTTATACCAATAGGAGCAGTAAAAGACATAGGAGCGTCAGGAAGCATAACAATAGATCCTTATATTTCAGAGTTAACAGTAGAAGTCACAGATACTAATGGATTTACAGAGGAACAAAGAACAAATACATCTTTAAATTTAGTCGATGGTACTAGGACATTCACTATATCAAGTCCTAGTTATCCGTTTCATTATTACCAGACAGGTGATAAGTACGAAAAAGAAACAAGTGAAAGTGTTATATTAACAGATGTAACAGGATCTCACTTAATTTATTTTGACGGCGATACTTTGTCTATAATTGCTAATCCAACATTGACAGAGGCCGGAAATATTATAAAAACAAAATGTTTAGTTTCATATGTATATTGGAACGCAACAACTGGAACGCATATAGTATTAAACGACGAACGGCATGGAATTTCCATGAGCCCAATGACACATTATTATTTGCATTTTTCCAGAGGAGCTCAATATCAAACAGGATTAGCACCTGGTGATATAGTTATTGGAAACGGAAGTTTAGACACACATGCGCAGTTTAGTACAACCGCTGGGAAAACTTTAGATGAAGATTTAGAAAATAGTTTAGACGCGATTATAGCAACAACAGGGGCAAGATATATATACAGATTTGGAGCTAATGGTGATTGGCAAACAGGTACAAATACGGGATTTAGCTTTCCAGTTGGAGCAACACCCTTGCCGCAATTTAACGAGTTTACAGGATCAACGCACCAATTAACTGAAATAACAAGCGGCAATTATCTTTTAATACATTTGTTTGCTTCTAGCGATGAATTAGGACATCCTATTGTCGTAGTCGGAAACAATGAATATTCTACAGCATCAGCCGCAAGTATCGGAGCAGAGGGTGAAGTTGGTAATATTTTAGTAAACTTGCCGTTGCCTGAATTTGTACCAATAGCAAGTTTTATAATTGAAGGGAAAACATCTTTTACAAATTCGCCACAAGCAAGGTTAGTACAAACAAATGATAGCAATGATTATCATGATTGGCGAACTTCTGAACTTGTAGCAGGGGCAGCTGCAACAAATCACAATAATCTAGCTAGTTTAGAATTAGCGCAAAATACTATAACTTGGGGTCACGTTGACGACCAAGCGCAAACAATTGCAGGGATTAAAACATTTTCTAGTTTCCCGATAACTCCAAGTTCAGAACCTTCAACAGATTATCAGGTTACAAATAAGAAGTTTGTAGATGATAATTTTGAGCCAAAAATATACATACCAACTACACAGCCAAGCGTCGTAACAGGCACACCTAATGAATTAACTTTTGATATGAACGATAGTAGACAAGCGATGTATGAACCTCGTTTGTCAGTTGGTACTTTATCAATAAATGCAGATTTTGATTGGTTAATAACAAATGATTCAAACGCTTTATTAAAATCGGTTGCATTACAATTA